AAGAATATCATTTAGTTTTTCTGGTGTTCAGAATACATCACGAGCAGGAACTAGCCATCCAATAGTATATGGTGAAATAGTAACAGGATCAGTTGTTATTTCTGCTGGTATTGACACTAATCAGGTAACAGCATGACAGATAAAATTATTAGAGGTTCTGGTGGTTCACCTCCAACTCCACCATCTCCAACAAGAGCACCTGATACTTTAAACAGTAGACAGTTTGCCACAATTCAAGATTTATTGTCAGAAGGAGAAATAGAGGGCTTTGCTACTCCATCTAAAGCTGGAATTAGTAAAAGTAATGCAGCTTATAATAACGCATCTTTAAAAGATATATTTTTAAATGATACTCCTATTCTTAACTCTAGTGCTAGTAATACTAATCCTGGAACAGCCGATTTTAATTTTCAAAATGTAGGATTTACACCTCGTTTCGGAACGTCAACCCAAGAACATATTTCTGGAATTGAAAGTAGTGAATCAACTACTGCTGTTGGTGCATCGCCTAAAAATCCTTTAGGAACTCTTGTTTCTGGAGAAGCAAATGCTGTCACTCGTCAAATAACAAACACTAATGTTGATGCAGTAAAGGTAACTATTACATTTCCACAACTACAAAAAGCTACAGATCAAGGAGATTTACTTGGTTCTACTGTCAATCTAAAAATACAAGTTAATTATAACGGTGGTGGTTTTAATGATGTTTTATCGGACACTATTACAGGTAGAACTGCTGATGCGTACCAAAAAGAATACCGTGTAAATATAGATGGTGCATTTCCTGTAGATATTAGAGTTATTAGATTAACTATAGACAGTACATCTGATAATTTAAAAGATGAGTTTACATGGACAAGTATTGGTGAAATTGTTGATGATAAGCAAAGATATTTGAATAGTGCTTATACAAGTCTAAGATTAGATTCTGAACAGTTTAGTTCTATTCCTAAAAGGTCTTTTCGTATTCGTGGTGTAAAGGTCAAAATCCCAGGAGCAGGAGCATCAAACTCTGGTACTCCTACTGTTGATCTACAAACAGGCAGAATAATTTATCCAGCTAATTATATATTTAATGGAACAATGGGTGCTGCTGTTTGGTGTTCATGCCCTGCAATGATACTTCTTGATTTATTAACTACTGAAAGATATGGCTTTGGTACGCACATTACACAGAGTTCACTTGATTTATTTAGCTTTGTCGCAGCAAGTAAATATGCTAATGAAGAGGTGGATGATTTAAGAGGTGGTTCTGAGGCTAGATTTAGTTGCAATGTAAATATACAAGGAACAACAGAAGCTTATACCTTAATTAATGAATTAACTGGGGTCATGAGAGCTTTTCCTATATGGCAAACAGGTTCAATAACTCTTACGCAGGATAGACCAACAGATCCAAGTTATTTATTTAGTTTGGCAAATGTAGGTGAAAGTGGTTTTTCTTATTCTGGCAGTAGTCTTAAACAAAGACACTCTGTCATATCTGTAAGCTACTTTAATATGGATAGCAGGGAAATAGATTATGAAGTTGTAGAAGATGCTGCTGCTATAGCAAAATTAGGTATTGTAAAAAAAGATGTGAAAGCTTTTGCCTGTACATCAAGAGGTCAGGCATTTAGATTAGGTAAAGCAATATTATTCAGCGAGCAACAAGAGTCTGAAATTGTTAGTTTTACCACCTCTATTGATGCAGGAGCTATTGTAAGACCTGGTAGCGTAATTAGAATCAACGATCCAGTAAGAAGTGGTGCTAGAAGAGCAGGAAGACTAAAATCTATTAATACTGCAAAAACTCAAATAACTGTTGATAATACTCAAGATTTAAGCGGGTTTATGGGTAGTGGCACTGATCATAAATGTAGTGTCATGTTACCTGATGGAACGTTAGAAACAAAAGACGTATCTTCGGCACAAGGTATTCAAGGTTCTGTTATACATTTAGATTCAGCACTATCACAGACACCCAATGTAAATACTGTATGGTTGTTGCATAAATCTACTTCAATTCATCAGACTTTTAGAGTAATAACAGTTGAAGAGCAAGATGGTATAAATTATGCGATAACAGCTTTAACATATCTTCCAGCTAAATATGCGACTATTGACAGTGAAAATGTAAGCATAACTTTACCTGATCGTAATGTTTCTCTTTTAAATCAACCAGTTGATCCCCCATCGAATTTAAAAGTTACAAATGAATTAGGTGAATCAAAAGAAATTATAGTTGTAGTAAATGCTCTAGCTATTTCAAAGATATTATTAACTTGGAGGCCTGTTACAGGTGTTACTCAATATTTAGTTCAATATAGATTTAATAATTCAAACTTTGTAAGTGAAGTTGTTTTTAGACCTGATTTTGAAATTATAAATTCAGAAAAAGGTGTTTATGAATTTAAAGTATTTTCATTTAATGCAGCTTTAAAAATATCAGCTACTTCATCTGATTTAACTTTTAATGCTCTAGGTAAAACAACACCACCTGGAAATGTTCAAAACTTATCTATGGAGCCTATTACTAATAAGTTAGTAAGACTTAGATGGTCAGAAGCTATAGATCCAGATGTAATTCATGGAGGAAAAGTTTATGTAAGACATTCAAATAAAACTGATGGTACTGGTACTTTTCAAAATTCTCTTGATTTAATTGAAGCTTTAGCTGGTAATACTACAGAAGCAGTAGTGCCAAGTATAGAAGGAGAGTATATTTTAAAATTTAGAGATGATCAAGGTATATTTAGTACTGGTGAAACCTCTATTATATTAGATGCACCTGATTTAATTGATAGTCAACAAATATTTGAAGATAGAGAAGATACAGACCCTACAGCTTTTGGTGGAGCTAAAAGTAACGTAACTATATCTGGAGGTGCTTTACAATTAAGTAATCCTGCTGCAAATTTAACAGGTACTTATACTTTTGCTGATATTTTAGATTTAGGTGCTGTTTTTTCTTTAAATGTAAAAAGATTAGTACAAGCTATAGGTTTTACTGTAGGCACTGCAAATACAATAGATGGTTTGATACCTAGTGGAACATTTTGGGATGATTATGCTCAAAACGGTAACTTTGATGGCCCTGAAATAAATGATGTCAGTGCGTTAATGGCAGTAAGAACAACTGTTACTGCACCAAGTAATGGATCTTCATATACAAATTCAGACTTTGCTAATAAACCATTTAATACATTTGCTAACGGAACATTTAAGGGAAGAGGTTTTCAATTTAGATTAACTTTAAGTTCTGAAAGTACTGCTCATAATATATCTATACAACAACTTGGTGTTACGGCAGATTTTGAATCTAGAACTGAAAGGAGTTATGTAAGTGGAGGAAGCACTTCTACAGCACCTTTAACATCTAGCTCTTCTACTTCAGGTTTAGATGTTACCTTTGGTAAACCTTTTTTTGTTGGAACGTCAAGTTTGGGAGGTGCAAATGCTTTTCTACCTTCTGTTGGTATAACAATAATAGGAGCAGCAGCAGGAGATTACTTTGTTTTATCTAATGTCTCGGCTACTGGATTTAACATAAAAATATTAAATAGTTCTAATAATCCTGTTAATCCTGCTAAACAATTTACGTTTCAAGCTGTCGGTTACGGTAAAGGGGTGTAAGATGGAGGAAAGTATTTTTTAAATGGCTCAAGCTGCTAATAAAAATATAGATAATGCTTCTGGTCAGGTTGTAAGACTAGATATTCAAAACACCTTGCAGACTGTTGCCACTAATAATTTTGGGCCAAGAAATAGTGCAGGTACAATATTACCCTGTGAATTTTTAGCAGATGATACAACTAATAAATTATTAATTAGAAAATCTAGTGGAGGAGATCAGGCAAACCCAAGCCCTTCTAGTGGTACTGCTGCAACTTTTTTTGAAGTAGGAGATTTAGATACAGCAAATTTAGGATTATTACCAAAATCAGGTGGAACATTAACAGGTGCCTTGCAATTACCGAGTGGGTCACAATCTACACCAGCTTTAAATGTTGGCGATACTGGCACTGGTTTATTTAAACCTAGTTCAAATGTTTTTGGGGTGACAGCAGATGGCACTAAAAAACTTACTGTTAACTCAACAGCTACGGAATTTTTTGGAGATGCTACAAACGGTGCAAAAATAAGATTAAATGAAGCAACTAATAATGGCAGCAATTATGTAGAACTTAGGGCTGCTAATTCAATTTCTAACAACCTTGCACTTACTTTACCTCCAGCAGACGGTACAAGTGGACAGGCAATAATTACCAACGGATCTGGAACTCTTAGTTTTGGAGCACCAACTGTAGGTGCTGCTAATTTAACTGGTAATACGCTTGCAAGCGGTGTTACAGCTTCTAGTCTTACATCAGTAGGAACATTAAGTTCTTTAGCTGTTTCTGGAACGTGTACTGCTGGAACATTTAGTGGTTCAGGTGCATCTCTT